AGCTTTACCGCGCACAGGGCTTCCCTGACTGGTACATCATCGATCAGGATTATCGCGGCAAGCGGTACGCCAAAGATAAGCAAGTGGCCCGCTGCGGCAATGCAGTCCCGCCACCGTTCGCTGAAGCGCTGGTGTGCGCCAATCTGCCAGAGCTATGCCAGACGAAAGAAATTGCCGCCTAAAAACACTATGTAATTCAACCCGCTACGGCGGGTTGTAGTTTTACTCCCTGACATATTATTAACAATTTGTGCTCTTAAACCGTTGATCATTTTCACTCATAGGTATACTGTATAAAAGTACAGTATATGCAATGGAGGCTATTATGAAAGTTGAATTAACCATTGATCGCACTAAAGAACTTCCAAAGGGAGCGCTGCCAGCACTGGAGAAAGAACTGCTGAAGCGACTTCATCATCAGTATGAGGATTGCAGTCTGATAATTCGTCGTGCTGGTTCTGACGGTTTGACTGTTTTCGGAGCTGATAAGGACGACAAAAAGAAAATTGAGAAGATCCTCCAGGAAACCTGGGAAAGCGCTGACGACTGGTTTTACTGACATTGCGCTTGTGGCTGGCGCGCATTTATCCGAATACCGCATTGTGTATACCTTTGATGCTGCTGCCGACATTTTTAATCGCGTCTGTATGTCGCTCAGGGGGATTACGTGGCGGATATATCTCAATCAGATCTTGCTGATAATTTTCGGGTGACCATAACTGATGGGAAAGGGCGTGAGGTTCTGTCTTTCGGGATCAAAACAGATGACCGGTTTATCATTTCAAACAGGGATGGGGCAGTGACAACCAGAAAATTATCCAGGGATGATCTTTACTGGTCAAAAGACACCATCATGGAAGTCGTCAGGGAAATGACTCCTGGAAATTGACTTATTGCTACACACACAATCATAATTCACTCACTGGCCTGAACAACCAGTAGCCTGACAATTATGCGCCACGGGGAATACCATGGCGCACGAACTACAACTCATCAAGCAGTCCTCAGGAATCCTGATCCCCGCGACGCCGGAGACCAGCGATATTCTGCAATCAAAAATCAAGCTCGGCGCTGTGCTGGTAGCTGAGTTTCGCCAGGTGAGGAATCCTGCATTCCATCGCCGTTTCTTTGCGCTCCTGAATCTCGGGTTTGAATACTGGGAACCAACCGGCGGCGCTATTTCTTCAAATGAACGCAAACTCGTTAATGGTTATGCCAGATTCCTTGCCTCATACGGCGGAAATGAAAGCGCTCTGCTGGATGCATCCGAGCAGTATCTGGAGCAGATCGCCAGTCGGCGTATCACGAACGGCATAAGTCTGTGCAAATCCTTCGACGCTTACCGCGCATGGGTGACCGTCGAAGCCGGGCACTATGACGCAATCCAGTTACCAGATGGAACTCTCCGCAAACATCCCCGTAGTATCGCCTTCGCGAACATGGACGAAACCGAATTCCAGGATCTGTATAAATCTGCTCTGGATGTGCTCTGGCGCTGGATATTGTCCCGCACGTTCAACAGCAGGGAAGAGGCCGAGAATGCCGCCGCCCAGCTTATGAGCTTTGCGGGGTAATGGCGATGAGAGAAACATGGTTCCATTACACCCAATGTACCACCCAACAGACTGAAGAGCTCATGGCGGAATACCGGCGCCGAGGCATTAGGGTTGAGCGCAGTCTTAATCCCGATAACATCACCTGGACTGTCAGCGTTCGATTGCCTGAAGGAAACAAACCTCCTCGGCCTAGCCGCCGTTGGCAACACCGGGTATGGGGGTAAGGATGGCCATTTATCGAAATAAAAAATGGCTTGCTGCAGTTGGTCAGATTGAGTGTTGCGTTCTGTGTGGTGCGTGGGGGACGCAGGTCGCTCACCGAAATGAAGGCAAGGGAATGGGATTGAAGGTGGATGACTGTGCGACGGCTGCACTGTGTGTTTTCTGTCATGACAGCATTGATAACGGGAACAAGCTAAACAGGGAGGAACGCAGACAGTTAATGGATCGCGCGATTGTCCTTACCGTCATTGAAATCGCCCGACGCGGGCTGGTGGTGCCAGTATGAAGCCTGAAGTTATTGAGTCTCTTCGCTGGCGCTGGCTGCGTCTCCGTATTTATCGCTATCGTGGATCTTTTCCGGTGGCGTACCGAATCCTTCGCAATTACATCCGCATTCAGCAAAATGCAGGGGAAAAAAAGTGAAAAATTTATCCTATATTCGCCAGCAACTGATCACGGCGACGGCAGATCTCAGCGGTGCGACAAAAGGACAACTTTTGGCCTGGCTGGAGAATGCACAATTTGACACGAAAACCTACCCGCGAAAAAAAATGCGTATCAGGGATGAAGTGACCGGAAAAATGATAACGCTAAATAATCCACCGATCCCTGGCAAGCAATCACTGGCGAAAGGAAGCGCAATTCCACTTGTGCAACCGGTGGAATACTCCACTTCCTCATGGCGGCGGGCACTTCTGTCACTCGAAGATCATCACAAGGCCTGGCTATTGTGGAATTACAGTGAAAACACTTGCTGGGAGCATCAGGTTGTTATTACACGCTGGGGATGGGGCGAGTTTGAGGCTCAGCTCGATGGAAAGAAAATGGCCGGGAAAACACAGGAACGACTCCGTGCATTAATCTGGCTGGCAGCGCAGGACGTCAAATCCGAATTAGCCGGGCGCGAAGTTTATCAATACAAGGATCTGGCGGTGCTGATGGAAGTTGAAGATAAGAACTGGTCCAAAACCTTCACTGGGCACTGGCTTGCCATGCGAGCGGTCTTTCTGCGTCTTGATCAGGTTTCTCTTTTGAATATATTAAAAGCACGTTCAGAACAAATATCGACAAATTATCAGCAAGGTGTTGCAAAAGTAGATTAAAACGACTATATTTCGTGTAAACCTGATATTGTGCCAATGTTGTATGCACTGGCGGTATCCAAAAATTCAAGCCCGAGGTTCGCGCCTTGGGCTTTTTGTATTGCCACAGATCTTCGCTTACTAGTCCCTTCGTGATATGAAAATACCTCGGTAACTTAATTGAGGAGGAAGGTTATGTGCAATAAGGTTTGCGGCAATGAGAAATGCAAAAAAGAATTCATTTACTGGGAGCATAGTGGCGGCTATCCAGGTGGGAAGGAAAAAGAAACAATAGTTTGTCCTTACTGTGGTCATGAAAACGGATTTGTGATGACTAGCGGGCTGATTTCTAGTAAGAAACTTGAGGATAAGTAATCATCGAGCCTTGGCATCCAGCCAGGGCTTTTTCGTTTCAGGGTCAGAAGGACAGCGGTTGTGCATTCGACTGTTAACCGAATGGTCGAAGTTTCGAATCCTTCCTGTCCCGCCACATTCGCCGGTCTAGTTCAGTGGCAGAACGGCAGCCTTGTAAGCTGCGCGTCAGAGGTTCGATTCCTTTGCCCGGCACCAGAACCCAGCCAGGGTATCTTCAGCCGCAGAGCTGACATTGCCACACCCTCATATTCCCGCCGCGAGCGGGTTTTCTATTTCAGGCCCCGGGAATCACCTTCTTTTTCACTTTTACATAAGAGCCCGGAAGTTTGATCTCTTTCAATCACACACAGCGCCATCCGAACTATCGGAGGTAAGAGACCATGAGAATGAACGATCATTCAGGGAACATTTTCACGCAGTTTTTCGCGTGGGTTGGAACCCTCGCGGCAGCATTGGGCTTTACCACTCAGGATATGGTTTACATGTTCTTTGGTGCTGTCGGCCTGCTTATTTCTCTGATCTCTTACGTAAATGGCCGAATTGATGCTCGTCGTAAACGCAAAGAAGACGAGAAGCGCACAGCTATGATCCGCGATTATCTGGATGGCATCAGTGATAAACCAGTTGCTGAACGTCCGGCTGCTGTAAGTGTTGTTGCTGATGCGCTAACTAAGGCTGGTGAATGATGGGCAGCAGAGCAAAGCTAAGCGCCGCTGTTCTGGGTCTGGTTCTTGCCGGCGCGCCCGCGTCGGTGATTCTCGACCAGTTTCTCAATGAGAAAGAGGGAAACAGCCTGACAGCGTACCGGGATGGCGGTGGAATATGGACGATTTGCCGCGGCGCCACGATGGTTGATGGTAAGCCTGTAGTGAAGGGCATGAAGTTGACACAGGCGAAATGTGACCAGGTAAACGCCATCGAACGCGATAAAGCGTTGGCCTGGGTAGAACGAAATATCAAGGTGCCGCTGACAGAACCACAGAAAGCAGGTATTGCGTCGTTCTGCCCGTACAACATCGGGCCAGGCAAGTGCTTCCCCTCCACGTTTTATAAGCGAATCAATGCCGGTGACCGTAAAGGTGCATGCGAGGCGATCCGCTGGTGGATAAAAGACGGTGGCCGCGATTGCCGTATCCGTTCTAACAACTGCTACGGGCAGGTTTCCCGTCGCGACCAGGAAAGCGCGCTGACGTGCTGGGGGATAGACCAGTGAGATATTTACCATCCGCAATCTGCATGCTCGTTGCCGGACTTCTGGCCGCTAAAGGAAACGACGCATGGCCCTGGTTTCTCGGTGTGGGAGTAATTTTATTGTGAATCGCTCCACAGTCATTGCGATAGTGACGTCGATAGTGGTTGTTGCCGTTCTGTGTATCCTGCTGGCGAACAACCGGGCAGAACTGAGCGTAGTGCAAAGCGATAAGCGCGCGCTGGAGTCGGATAACAAACTGCAGGGGCTGGTTATCGCGACGCAGGCATTCAACTTCAACCGGTTTAACCAGATTGCCGAATTCACTAACCGCAACAATTCTCTGATTGATGCCGGCACCGAGAAAACTGTTATCGAATACCGGGAGATTCTTCGACGTGAAAAAACCTGTGATCTGCCTGTTCCTGCTGATGTCGCTGGTGGGCTGCTCGACTACGCGAACCGTTTACGTACCGGGGCAATGCACGCCGATTCCGGTAACGCTAACGCAGCCAGTAATAGCACCGCTTCCACCAGCTCGCTGACGTATTGCCAGGCCGTTCTCTGGATTAAGCCGTTGCTGGCCGCTATTGAAAAAGCGAATAACCAACTGGCTGGCATACGTCAAATCGAGCAGGACCGAAAATGAGCCTTATCCCCTTGTGCGGATAAATCACTAAATATCCCCACGCGAGGATAAGACCATGAAGCATTAAGCGGATTGACCGCAGCCGATAGGCAATGCAGCAGTAGTGATGCTGCTCCGAGTCGCGTAATGGCGAGCCTGTGTAGTGATGGGTAAGGGTTCATAGATAACAATAAGCTCCGGGAAGGCAGCGCGATCGCCAAACGCGCACCGGTTATCAGCGGCGATGATGCGACAGCAACTCAAGGGCATGAGCGTGGCCACTCCGGGAAGTGGCAAAGTATTACAGAAGCTCTTCGCTGATGGGCTTCGATAATGGACTTGAATTATGTTGTGAAATCCCCATTTAAATTTTGCAGCCCGCCACTTCGGCAGGGTAAAAAAGGAATTGAAATGTTTAAAGATTACTTTGCGAGATTAACGACAGATCAAGAAAGGCGAGTTATGGCTGTAGAAGCTGCATTAGAGATCGCAAAAGCTTCTGTGAGCGCGCCATCATCCTATACTGGTATTAAAACTGAGTTTGATTTGAAAAAAGTCGCATCAGAGATCAACGCTTTGGCTGATGCTATCCAGGACGCTCTGGAAACCGATGATGACAAAGAGTGATTTTTCTATCTGATTAATAACCCGCTACGGCGGGTTTTTATTGCCATCACCATGGGTAGCCCCATCGTAATGGTTTTAACCTCAGGTGCAGAATTATGGCAAAACCGGACTGGGGAGCACTGCAACACCAGTTCCTCGCCGAGCATGCTAAATCCGGTATCTCCCCCAAAGACTGGTGTGAAGCGCAGGGACTGAACTACGCCAGCGCAAAGCGCTATATCAAAATTGCGAATAGTGGTGCGAATTCGCAAAAAAAAATGCGAATAAATCTGCGAATTCGCAGAAGGGAAAAATCAGTAAGCGTGGGGCTTCTGAAACGGAAGATAAATGCAAAGGGAGCCCAAAACCCTCAAATTCTCCAGAAACGAAACCGATACGTGGTACAAGGCGATCACCGCCAACCAATCCATTTAAGCCTGGTAATCAGCAAGCTCTCAAGCATGGGGGCTATGGCCGCCGTATGCTTCTCTCCGATGCCATCACTGAGGATGCTCAGGCTCTAACTCTGGATGATGAGCTTTTCTGGCTTCGCGCTGCGAATCTGACAGCGGCGGAGAACATAGGTCGCTGGCAGGCAGAATTAGAGATTGCTGATGACGACAAGGTTAAAGATCTGCACTCGCTTATCTCGTCAGCTGAGAAAGCCATGCATCGAAACACGGCGCGAATTGAGTCACTGGAATACACCAAGGGATCGATAGCAAAACTTCAGGTCGATGCTGCGTACAGGGAAGCAGCCACTGAAAAAGTGGAACTGGAAATTGACGTGATGAGAGACGGCGATAAAGACAACGCGATTGTCGTTCATAACTCGCTGCCAATACCGGGAAGATAATATGGCTGACATTTACCTTCCCACGCTTCACGACGGGCAGTTAATGGTCTGGTCCGATTCATGGGATCACCAGTTAAACGCTGTTCGATGTGGTCGACGCTGGGGTAAAACCTTCATGCTCTCCAGCGCAGCAGTGACTTACGCTACAACAAAGTTTAAGCGGCCTGGCATGGATATTGAGCTCGGCGGCAGGGTGGGGATTTTTACCGCTGAATACCGTCAGTATCAGGAAATTTACGACAAGCTGGAAGAAGTCCTGCTGCCGTTAAAAAAGAGTTTCAGCCGGCAGGAAAAACGCCTGATGCTGAAGAACGGCGGGAAGATAGACTTCTGGGTAACAAACGATAACAAGCTGGCTGGTCGTGGTCGTGAATACGAAATAATCCTGATAGATGAGGCAGCGTTCACCAAATCACCGGAAATGCTGAAGGAGATCTGGCCGAAGTCGATAAAACCAACGCTCCTTACAACGAAAGGTCGGGCTTACGTATTTTCTACCCCTGATGGGGTGGACGAAGAAAACTTTTTCTACGCAATTTGCCATAACAAAAATCTGGGATTTTTTGAGCATCACGCTCCGACATCCTCAAACCCGTTCGTGCCTCCTGAGGAGCTGGAGAAAGAAAGGGAAAATAACGATCCGAGGGTATTTCGTCAGGAGTTTCTGGCAGAGTTCGTCGACTGGTCAGCAGCATCCCTTTTCGATGTGCGCAAATGGTTTGAAGGAGAAAATCAGGATCTGCCGGTCGAGTATCCTGAGATGTGCGAAGCCGTGTTTGCGGTCATGGATACCGCTGTTAAAGGTGGCACCGAGCACGACGGGACGGCGGTCGTTTATTACGCAGTTGATACCCGACCGGGAAGAATGCGCCTGACCATTCTCGACTGGGATGTGGTTCAAATTGACGGGGCTCTGCTTGAAACGTGGATCCCGTCAGTGTTCGAAAGACTCAATGAGTTATCCAGCCAGTGCGTGGCCGTAAATGGCAGCCTTGGTGTGTTCATTGAAGATGCCAGCATGGGCAGCATCCTTCTGCAAAAAGGGGAAAGCCTGGGCTGGCCAGTAAACAAAATTGAATCTTCGCTGACCAGCAAAGGAAAGGACGAACGCGCAATTATGGCTTCTGGTTACCACTACCGCGGCCTGGCGAAAATTTCCCGTTACGCCTACGAAAAAACAGCAGTTTTTAAAGGCGAAACAGCCAACCATCTGCATAAGCAGGTTTCCCGATTTCACCTTGCCGACAAGAACGCGCATAAACGCGCCGATGACTTGCTCGATGATTATACCTACGGGCTGATCATTGCATTCGGTAGCGGCGACGCAATCTGACGAGAAAACCAATGAACGAAGATGATTTCGAAATCGGCAGCTGCTCTCACTCAGAGTTGATGGCGTTGCTGGATAGTGATGATATCCAGCCAGGATCCACCGCTGGCTATCAGACATGCAAAACGGTCTACCTGTTCCACCCGCTGGGAGGAAAGATGGTGGATCGCCCAATCAAGATGGCGATGAACGAGCCGCGCACGGTGCATGTGGCGCAGTCATTCGGTATTGAACAGCGTCTGCGTGATGCCTTCGAGCGTGAATGGAAAGCTATCGGTGCAAACCAACACATTGCCAACGCGGCTCGCATAGCGCGTATATACGGTGTGTCGGCAATCGCTATGTTGGTGGATAACCAGGAGCCTGATCAGGCACTTGATTACCGTACGCTCTATAAGCACAACATCAGCTTCAATATCCTCGATCCTCTCAACACGGCAGGCAGTATTGTATTAAATCAGGATCCGAATGCTGCGGATTTCCAGAAAGTTGACGGGATCAGGGTTGCCGGAAAGCCATATCACAAGTCGCGCTGTGTAGTTGTTCAAAACGAAGACCCGATTTACCTGGCTTATAACTCAGCAGCGTTTGGATTTACCGGGCGTAGCGTTTATCAGCGCGCATTATTCCCATTGAAATCGTTTATTCAGACCATGCGTACTGACGATATGGTTTCAGTGAAAGGTGGCCTGCTGGTTACCAAAATAAAAGGGCCGAGCTCTGTCGTTAACAACATGATGCAGAAACTAAGCGGCATTAAGCGAATGATGTTGAAGCGTGGGAAAACAGGGGAAGTATTGCAGATAGGTGAAAATGATAATATTGAATCAATCGACCTGAGCAACCTGGAAAAACCTCTCGACTCTTCGAGAAACCACATTCTCGAAAATATCGCCGCTGCCGCGGACATGCCAGCCATTATCCTTAATTCAGAGACATTCGCTCAGGGGTTTGGTGAAGGAACTGAGGATGCTCGTTCGGTAGCCGTGTACATCGACAACATTCGAGAATGGCTGGATCCGATTTATGCGTTTTTTATCCGCGTATGTCAGTACCGGGCGTGGAGCATTGAATTTTTTCATTCGTTGCGCGCCGACCTCCCGGAGATTAAAAACACGTACAGCCTTTATTTTTCGAAGTGGATTAATAACTTCGAATATCGCTGGCCATCCTCTCTGAAGGAACCGGAAAGCGAGAAAGTTAAGGTCGATGAAACACGATTTAAGGCCATCGTCAGCATGCTGGAGGCTTTGCTTCCACAACTGACCGCAGATCCGGAGAACCGCGCAACACTTATCGAATGGGCGTGTGAAAACGCAAATTCCAACGAGAATCTGTTCCCCCAACGGCTTAATCTCGATTATGACCTTCTTCTCGACAACCCGCCGCCTGAACCTCCGAAGCCTGAGGTGCCGGGTGATGGAATGATGCTATGAAGACATTCACGAGAACGGTGCGGGAGGCAGTGAAGTTTTTTCTTCGTAATGGATACACGTCTCGGGAGGAACTGGAACGCTGGCAGAGCATTATCAGGCAGGCGGCTGAGAGCGAAACAGCCGATGATTACTCTGCAATGGTTTCCAGAAACCTAACTCATGCATATGACTTACAGATCGGGCGTGCCGCTGCGCTAAAGCGTCATCCAGGTATTTCCCGCTTTACCATCAATTATTTGGAGCCGAAGCTACGGACGGAGCTCGACAGGCGAATACTGGCCAGCGTTGACCTGATAAAACTCAATCGCCAGAAAGCCATAGATACAACATTGTCGCGGTTTAGCGGATGGGCGAGCAGTATCCCATCAGCGGACACGATAGCCCTGACTGGCATTCAGAGTTCGATGAGGGAGACTGCAGGACATATCCAGAAAACTGCTGAGCAAATGGATTATGAGGCGCGTCGCGTCATGATTGACCAGAACCATAAGCTGATCGCCAATATCGACAATGTGATCGCAACGAGCAACAACGCGATTGCGGCGATTTGGCATAGCCACTGGCGAAGGCCTAACTATGACTATCGTGAACGTCATAAAGAGAGGGATCTTAAACATATCTCATTCGTGGCAACTGGGCGCAAAACGGAATATGTGAAACCCGGTCCTGCTGGATATCTGGATGAGATAACGCGAGCCTGGCGAAGAGGTATTTTGCGACTGTCTACGTCACCTATATCTACAACATCCGCAGTTATTCCTGAATACATGCTGACCCAGAAGGGCCCGCAAATTCATGGAGTCAATGTAAA